ATTTAAATCGAGAAGTCGTCGTAATGGTTTCACCTGGTTAAAGGTTCCGTCCATCGGTAATCTTTTTAAGATTGCCGCTATAGAATTATGGAGAGGATGAAACACAACTTGTGTCCACCAATCTGTAATGGCTATAATACGAACTTTTCCTCGTGCCTCGTTTAGTTTAACTAAACGTCCCAATAATTTAGGGAAACTCTCCAACCATATTAGAAAGGGTAATAGAACCGTTCCTAACAGTATCAATCCGAAATGCCAAATAGCAACACTATAGTAAGCATTAGAAATACAATATCTCATGAAGTTATACCAAACAATTGGATAACGCATGTAGGCTATTGCGTCTAATGGACTACCATAGGTAGCTTTTGCATAATTAGGTCCAGAAGACTCAGATATCATAAAGATATCTGGTTTCTGTAATCTTAAAGATTTCAAACCTAGCCAATGTAATGCCTTCTCAATCTCATAAAGAGGGAGAGTTGGGCTAGAACCCTTAAAGGGTCCTATTATGGTGTCCAATTTTAAAATTGGTTTTGCACCCATTACACGGTAGATACTAAGAACCGTTAACACAGCTCTTATAACTACCTTCCCCTCAATGTTATCATGTAGTTTTCCAACTATCATCGATTTACGAAGAGTTAAAGGAAGGAGTTTGGGTAAACCTTTCCCAGTAATGGAAACGTAGATCTTAGATCTAACGTATTTCTCATTACCAAGCCAACATACAATGGCACGGGAAGCTTCAGCAAGATACTGAACTAACCACGTGGATCCGTTATGTTTCCATAACGTTTGGACCCTATTGCATAATGGTAGGAAACCTTGTTTCCACATATGTGATAGACCCATGAGCCAGACTGGAATTCGAAAGAAGAGAAGGACCTCTTGAGGTCTAACCCATCTCTTGATTTCCATTTTGAAACCGGCATTATTCATGAAAGTGTTTGTCACTGATTGTTTAATGTTTGGTTTTCAATAGATGTCTACTCATGTCCGCTAAGGTTAGGGTGTGAGCCTTCTTATACGGGCTTCGCCGGTTGACAAAGCTATTAGGTCATATAGTCTATTGATGAGACCATCTCAGTCTCATTAGCTCACCTGAGTACTTAACCAATATGTACCCATGACTTCCGATCCCCTTACGGGTGAAAGAAGTTGGTTTGTGAGGATGTGAGCAAGTACCACTATAAACTTTGCTATAGCGTTACGACCCTAGCG